GCGCTGGCCTTCGGCGTGCCGCCCATGCTGCTCGGCATTCCGGGCGACAACACCTATGCGAATTATCAGGAAGCGAACCGGGCCTTCTACCGGCTGACGGTGCTGCCGCTGGTGGCGCGCACCGCCAGAGACCTGTCGGCCTGGATAAGGCCGGCTTTCGGCGAAAATCTGCGGCTTTGGTACGATGCGGATCGCGTCGACGGGTTGACCAGCGACCGCGATGCGCTGTGGGCACGGCTCGAAGCGGCATCCTTCCTGACAGAGGACGAGAAACGCGAGGCGGTGGGCTATCAGCCCCGCCGCGAAGGCGAAGGAGACCTGTCATGACCGACATGTCGCAGGGAAGCTGGTTGTGGGCTGCCAAGGGTGTTGGCGCCATCGCGGGATCCGCGGCATCGCTTGTATATATCCTGCCGCAGGGCCGGCGCGAGGCGGCCTCGCGTTTCATCGTGGGCGTAATGTGCGGCGTCGTTTTCGGCGGGACGGCGGGCCTCAAGGTCGCGACCGACCTCGGTATCGAGGAACGCATCGGGTCCTCCGAAATGGTGCTGATGGGATCGGCGCTGGCCAGCCTGTGCGCCTGGTGGGCGCTGGGCTTCGTGCTGAAGCTTCTGGGCCAGTACAGGCCGGACCGCCCGCGCCGCGATGCGGAAGGAGGTGACGGCCATGAAAGCTGACCCTCTCTCGCACGGCCTTGAACGCAAACTCGCCGACCTCGTCGTGGACGAGGTTGGGGCCGACGGCACCTTCTCCGGCTACGCCAGCCTGTTCGGCATTGTCGATCTCGGCAAGGATGTGGTGGAGCCGGGCGCATTCGCGAAATCGCTCGGACGTCGGAAGGTTTCCGGCATCCGCATGCTCTACCAGCATGACGCGGCGCAGCCGATCGGCGTGTGGACCGAAATCCGGGAGGACAGGCGCGGCCTGTTCGTGCGGGGTCGGCTCACGCTCGGCGTGCAGCGCGCCAACGAGGTGCTGGCGCTGTTGCGCAGCGGCGCGCTCGACGGCCTCTCCATCGGCTTCAAGGCGGTGCGCACGCGACGCGATACGGCTGGCGGTACCCGCCACATCGTCGAGGCCGACCTGTGGGAAATCTCGGTGGTGACCTTTCCCATGCAACCGTCGGCGCGCGTTGAAACCGTCAAGGCAAAACGCCGCAAGCCGTCTGCCGACGATGAAACAGGTGTGCGTCAGCTCACCAGGGCGATCCGCCACGCAATCAGCATCATCAACCCGAAAGGACGTTCTCTATGAATGCATCGCAGCCTGCCCAGCCGCTCGAAACCAAGTCGATGAGCGGCGACCATCTGGATCTGAAGGACGCCTTCGGCGAATTCATGTCCACCTTCGAGGCTTTCAGGGAAAGCAACGACGAGAAGCTTGCCGAAATGGAGCGTCGGATGGGCGCCGACGTGCTGACCACCGATAAGGTGGACCGCATCTCGCGCGCGCTCGATGAGCAGAAGCGGGCCATCGACCAGCTGACGCTGAAGCGGGCGCGCCCGGTTCTGGACCGTGAACAGGCGGCGCTGCCTTCCGAGCACAAACAGGCATTCGACGCCTATATGCGCAGCGGCGACGACCGCCATCTGCGTGCGCTCGACACCAAGGCCATGTCCTACGGATCGGGGCAGGATGGCGGCTATCTGGTGCCACCCGAAACGGAAGCGGAGATCGGCAAGCGCCTTGCCGCCATGTCGCCGATCCGCTCTATCGCCTCGGTTCGACAGGTGTCTTCCGCCGTGCTGAAGAAGCCGTTCGCGGTGAACGGCCCGGCTGTCGGCTGGGTGGCCGAGACTGCGGCGCGCCCGCAGACCAATACGGCGACGCTGGCCGAACTGCAGTTCCCGACCATGGAGCTTTACGCCATGCCTGCGGCGACCGCGACGCTGCTGGAGGACTCCATCGTCGATCTCGACCAGTGGATCTCGGCCGAGGTGGAGGCTGCCTTTGCGGAGCAGGAAGGGGCGGCCTTCGTGTCCGGCGATGGCGTCAACAAGCCCAAGGGCTTTCTCGACTACACTAAGGTTGCCGAGACCTCCTGGGCCTGGGGCTCCATCGGCTACACGCTGACCGGCGTGGCCGGGGCTTTCGCGGCCAACGACGAATCCGACATCCTGATCGATACCGTATATGCGCTTAAGGCGGGCTATCGCCAGAACGCGCACTGGGTGATGAACCGCAAGACGCAGGCGGCGATCCGCAAGCTGAAGGACGGCGACGGCAACTACATCTGGCAGCCGCCGGCCGGCCCCGGCCAGAACGCCATGCTGATGGGTTTCCCGCTGGTGGAAGCAGAGGACATGCCCGACATCGGCTCCGGCACCACGCCGATTGCGTTCGGCGATTTCGGGCGCGGCTATCTCGTGGTCGACCGGGCAGGCGTGCGCGTGCTGCGCGATCCCTATTCCGCCAAGCCCTATGTGCTGTTCTACACGACCAAGCGCGTGGGCGGCGGGGTGCAGGACTTCGACGCCATCAAGCTGATCAAGTTCGGCACGGCCTGATCGCGGTCTTCGCCGCGCAAGCCTGCCACCGCGGCCCCGGTTTCCTCCCCCGGGGCCGCTTCTTTTTATCTCCATCACAGGGCGATTGCATGACGCTGATCAGAACCGTGGAGCCTTCCGCCGAGCCGGTGACGCTGGCGGAGGCGAAGGCGCATCTGCGCATCGACCATTCCAGCGAGGACGACCTGCTTGCGGGTCTTATCCGCGCCGCGCGCGAGGAGGTGGAGCGGACGACCGGCCTTGCTCTCATCGAGCAGGGCTGGCGGCTTGTCCTGGACGCGTGGCCGCGCAATGGGGCCGTGACAATCGCGCTGCACCCTGTGCGAACGATCCTTTCCGTTACCGCTTACGGACCGGATGGCGAGGCTTCGCTGGTCAATCCTGCCGGATATCAGGCAGACACCGTATCGCGGCCGTCGCGCATCAGTTTTGGCGATGCACCGCCGGCTTTGCGCACGATGAACGGCATCGAGATCGATTTTACCGCGGGCTTCGGCGAGGCGGGAACAGACGTGCCCGATCTTTTGCGCCGGGCGATGCTGCTTCTCGTGGCGCATTGGTACGAATTCCGCACGGCGTTCGGGCCAAGAGACCAGCCGGTGGGCTATCCGGCCGGATACGACCGGCTGGTCGCACCCTTCCGGACGAGGAGGGTTTGAATGCTGGCCTCCTTCCTCAACCCCGGTGCGCTGCGCACCGAACTGGCTCTCGAAAAGGCCGAGGCCATACCGGACGGCATGGGCGGGTTTTCCGAGCTATGGAATGAAGTCGCTACCGTCTTCGCGCGCATCGAACCGCTGTCGGCGCAAAGCCGCTTCGGAGCCGACACGATGCTGGAAACGGTGACGCACCGTATCGCCTTGCGCAAGCGCGCCGGCATCGAAGGCGGCATGCGTTTCCGGCGTGGCGGCCGGATATTCGAGATCGTGACGGTGCACGATCCGGACGAGAGCGGCCGATATCTGGTGTGCCGGGTTCAGGAGGGCGGTAAATGAATGTGAGCATTGCCCTGACGCTTGACGGGCTGGTGCGCGCGCTGCGCTGGAAAGCCCATGAACTGGCCGAGCAGGTCGAACTTCGACGGCCCGAGCCGCGCAATGCCGATCAGGCGAGGGAGGAACGCGATGACAGCAGCCTCCGCTGATCTGCAGAAAGCGATGTTCGAAGCGCTGGCGGGCGATGCAACGCTTGCCGCTCTGCTGGGCGGCAAGCGCATCTTCGACCGCGTGCCGACAGACGCGGCATTTCCCTATGTCACCTTCGGTCGGACGAGCGTATTCGACTGGAGCACGTCGACCGAGAGCGGGCTCGAACATCTGGTCACGCTGCATGTCTGGTCGAAGGCGAAGGGCAAGAAGGAAGCCTTCGCCATTTTCGATGCCGTGCGCAGCGTGCTGGAAGCCCCGCTGACGCTCCACAGCCAGCATCTGGTGAATTTCCGCTTCGAAGTCGCGGAAGTGAGCTTCGATGACGACATTTCCGTTCATCACGGTCTGCTGCGGCTGCGCGCCGTGACCGAAAGTGCGGACTGACCTTTCCATTCCATTGCAATGAGGGAGACCGATATGGTCGCACAGAAGGGCAAGGACCTTCTTCTCAAGATCGATTCCGACGGACAGGGAGCATTTGTCACCGTAGCCGGGCTGCGCACCAAGCGCATAGCGTTCAACAGCGAGACGGTGGACGTGACCGACGCGGACTCGACCGGCCGCTGGCGCGAGCTTCTGGCTGGAAGCGGCGTGCAGCGCGCGGCCGTCAGCGGATCCGGCATCTTCAAGGATGCGCAGTCCGACGCGCTGATGCGCCAGTGCTTCTTTGCCGGTGATATTGCCGGCTGGCAGCTTGCCGTGCCCGATTTCGGTTTGGTTTCCGGTCCGTTCCAGATCACCTCCCTCGAATATACGGGCGCGCATGATGGTGAGGTCACGTTCGAGATGGCGCTTGAATCGGCGGGGCCGATCAGCTTCGCGGTGACGCCATGAACGCCAATCGCAGGCGTGGCGAGATCGCCGCCGAACTCGACGGCAGGCCATTCCGGCTTTGCCTGACGCTGGGTGCGCTGGCCGAACTGGAAGCTGCGTTCGCCGCTGACGATCTCGGCAAGCTGGTGGAGCGGTTTTCAAGCGGCAAGCTTTCGGCGCTCGACATGATGCGCATCATCGGTGCGGGTCTGCGGGGGCCGGCGAAGCGATGAGCGACGAAGATGTCGGGCGTATGAGCGTTGAAGGCGGCGTTGCGGGTTTTGCGGCCATCGTCAGTGACCTGCTGACGACGACGTTCGGCGGCGCTGCGGGCGGAGATACAGCGCCACGCCCTTGAGGGCCGCAGCGGGCACCCCGGCTTTTCCCTGGGATGAGGTGATGGCGACAGGGCTCGGCCTGCTGCGGCTTTCCCCCAAAAATTTCTGGGCGATGACGCCGATCGAGTTCGAGCGCGCGGCGCGGCCGTTTACGCGGCATCGTCAGGCCGCTCCGGCGCGGGCCCAGCTGACGGAACTGATGCGTGCATTTCCCGATCGATAGCACAGGAGGCTGACCATGGCTGAAGACATGACCGTGGCCATCAAGGCGGACGTCGCGCCATTCCAGACGGCGCTGGCCAATCTGGAAAAATTGTCAGACGGCTTCGGCGCCAATCTGGCCGGAGCCATGAAGCAGGCCGTGGTGGGCGGCAAGGAACTGGACGACGTGCTGCGCAAGCTGGCGCTGAACCTTGCGGGCATGGCGCTGTCGCAGGGGCTGAAGCCGCTGCAAACGCTGGCCGGGTCCCTATTTTCGGGCCTGCTGGGTGGATTGGGAGGAGTGCTTCCTTTCGCCAAGGGCGGTGTGGTGCCCTTCGCGTCTGGCGGTGTGGTGTCGTCGCCGACCTATTTCCCGATGGGCGGGCAGATCGGCCTGATGGGGGAGGCGGGCAGCGAGGCGATCCTGCCGCTGCGGCGCGGAGCGGACGGCAGCCTTGGCGTTGCCGCCGGCGGGGCAAGTGCACCGGTCAATGTCGTCTTCAATGTGAGTGCGCAGGACGCAGCCTCGTTCCGCAAATCCGAAGCGCAGATCACCGGCATGCTGGCGCGTGCGGTATCGCGCGGAACACGAACCTTATGAGGTGATGCGTGTCCGAACTTGCGAGTTTTCATGACGTGCTGTTTCCGCTCGCGGTCTCCTTCGGGGCGACGGGCGGCCCGGAACGGCGCAACGAGATCGTGGCGCTGACTTCCGGTCGCGAAAAACGCAATACGCGCTTTGCCCATTCGCGCCGCCACTACGATGCGGGTACGGGGCTGCGCTCGCTGGAAGACCTGCAGGAGGTGCTGGCCTTCTTCGAGGCGCGACGAGGTTCGCTGCATGGATTCCGCTTCCGCGATCCCTTCGACATGAAGTCCTGTGCGCCGGGTGCGTCTCCCACGGCTCTCGACCAGGCGCTTGGGACAGGTGACGGTACGGCGCGCCGTTTCGCGCTGGTCAAGACCTATGGGGCAGGGCCCGACGCGTATCGACGGCCTGTTGAAAAACCGGTGGCGGGCACAGTGCGGATCGCGGTCGCCGGGGTGGAGAGAGCGGCGACGGATTTCAGCTTCGACGAGGCCACTGGCGAGGTTGTGTTCGCTTCGGGCAGCGCGCCGGGGAACGGACAGGCGGTGACGGCGGGCTATGAGTTCGACGTGCCGGTACGTTTCGACACGGACCGCCTGTCGGTAAGCCTGCGGGCCTTCAAGGCCGGGCAAATTCCTTCCATTCCCCTGATCGAGGTGCAGCCATGACCGCTTACTCACCTGAATTGCGCGATCATTTCGGGCAGGACGTGACCAGCGTTTGTCATTGCTGGCGGCTGATGCGCAGGGACGGAACCGCGTTCGGATTCACCGATCACGACCGGCGGCTGAACGTGGACGGAATGGTGTTCGAGCCTGAAACGGGGTTGAGCGCCAGCGAGGCCCGGCAATCTCTGGGCCTTTCGGTCGATACGGTGGATGTCGAGGGTGCGTTGTCGTCGGACCGGATTCGGGACGGGGATATAGAAGCGGGTCTCTATGACGGGGCGGTGGTCGAGACATTTCTGGTCAACTGGCGCAATCCCGCGAACTTCACGCGGATCAGAAAGGCAACGGT